ATGGGGGCTGCGCCATCTATCGCAGTTGGTTTGGTGCCAGGAGCAGGGCCTCACGGAGCGCGACCACTACCGCGCTACCCTGGACGCCACCCGCGATCTACTGCTGGGCATTATGGCCAAGCCGGTCCATGAGCGATGGCGCGTGCTGAGCTTCAACGAGGTCTACTGGCGGTCATACGGCTGGTCCGGCTGGATGGAGTCATTCATCGGCGTGGTTCTGTGCCGCATGGTTCACATGGGTTTTGAGGATTGGCGACCGATCGCGCAATGGCACTACGAGCAGCTTGAGCGGCGCTCTGGTGGCGAGTGGAGCCTGAAGGATGCCGATACCGATCACATGGCGTTCGTGCGTTATGCGGATGATACGGCGGGCTGGAATTGGTCAGAGATAAAGCAGTTTGCTGCTGACCTCACTTGGAGCGATGTGCAGCCCTACAGTGAGGCGCACATGGCTGATCCGGCTTACGCCGCCCATCCTGGCGACGAAGTGATCTTCACAGGGCGCAGTGCGGCGGGCAATCGTTTCACCTACCCGAACCGCACTCAGGGGCTGCACCAGTGGGCTGTGTCAGCCATAGGGATTGATCCGAGGGCCGAGGCCAAAGAGAAGCAGCTTTGGGACGCCATACAAAGGAGGGGTGATAGCTGGGAATATCGCCATAGCTTTCGTCGTGCCTAGTTACTCCGCGCCAGAGGGCGCTATTGTGATCGGCGGCGAGTCAGCAAGGCCAAGTTATTTCGATGGGCTGGCGGCTGGTGAGTGGCATGTGGTCGATACGAATACCCTTGATGACATAGATCCTGAGAACGACCCGGCGATCAATCCCAACCACCCCAGCAACGCTCCGTGGCGTGGAGATGGGCCGCAATCGAGGGTCATGTCTGCATGGTCTGGTGGTCAGTGGGATGAGAAGCGGCAAGGCCTGTACATTTTCGGTGGCGGTCACGGCGACTACGCTGGGAATGAGTTGTACTGGTGGGATGCGCTGTCTGGGGAATTCAGCCTGCTAACAAACCCTACTGGCGCGATTGGGAACACCGGGACTCTGGACGATGGCGAAGAGTCAACAGGCGTCTATTTTGACGGACAGCCGCGCTCAGTTCACAGCTACAACAATATGTGTATGCGGAAGGGCATACTCTGGCAGTTCGGCGGGTCTCAGTACAAGATCAGCACACCCTCCGAACACGTTTTCACCTTTGATGGGGTGAAGTGGCGTAACAATCTCACTGGCGGCGGCGGACGTTTTGGCGCTGCTGTTTATGACCCTTCCCGCGACAAGATACTGGTCCTGAAAGAGGGCACGCACACGCCACGCTTGGTTGATTGTGCAGCCGGCACGGTTGGGGCCTATCCGCAGTCAATCACGCGCAACGGCAACGTGCAGGCTTTATACCTGGACACGCTGGACAGCTATTTGGTGATCGGTGGCAGCATCAAGATCGCAGCGGCGGACGGATCGGCAGGATTCACCAACATTTCCACCACGGGCACAGCTCCAGCGGCAACGCCAGGTGAGGCCGGTTATGTGTGGGATGAGCGCCGGAATCGTATGCTGTGCTGGTTTGGTGGGCAGGACGTCTACACCCTCACCCCGCCTACAAGCGACCCCGTGAACAATGACTGGACGTGGGGCGCACTGTCAGTTTCTGGCGTGACGCCGCCGACCCAGACAGCGCAGGGGACGTATGGCCGATTCTGGTATTCACACAAAATGGACTGCATAGGGGTGGTCAACCGCACCACTGAAAATATGCATGTCTGCCCGTTGAGTTAAGACTATGGCCCAGTATTACACAGACTTTGAGGAGTACACGGCAGGGGAGACACCATCCGATTGGACGCCGAAACTTGATGCAACGGCAAATTGGCTCATCTATGAAGATGCGACCTTTGGTAAGTGTCTCCGCAACACAAGTACAGCAAGCGGTCGCAAACTCATCACATGGGACGCTGTGCCAGATACAGCGGACGTTGAAGTATATTTCGAGTTTTTCGCGCCTGTTGGATCGCTGGTGGTTTCTACCTTTGGAGCGGCGCGAGTAGACCCCTCAAAAAACGCTGCGGCTGCAAGCGCGCACTTTTATCGGTTTGGGTTTGATGAGGAAACGATTGACGCAGGTGATGCTCTTTTCGACAAAGGCCTAGACGGTACTTTTACGTCTGTAACGTCGGCTGAAAAAGACCTTGGGTTTGCAGGTGCCACAGTGTTTGCCTGTCGGGCCTCATTTGTCGGCACTGCGGTAAAAGTGCGATGCTGGGATACAGCAAGCGCAGAGCCGTCTACGTGGGACATAGAAACGACAGACAGTTCAATTAGTGCCGCTGGTGCTGTTGGCCTTTTCCGGTTCTCGACCTTTAACCCTGGCAATTATCGGTATAACGCTTTTGGTGTTGGTACAGGTGGCGATCCGGCTCCAACCTCAGCCTCGGCAACAACACCTGTCAGCTTCTCTGGAACAGTCCCGACACAAAACCTGACACAGGACAGCGCCATGAGCGCGCTAGACCTGTCCACATACTTCTCGGGCACTGAAACGCCGTTCACGTATGCGGTACAGACTGGAACACTGCCTGCCGGTTTGAGTCTGAACAGCTCCACTGGCGTCATAAGCGGCACACCAACGGCCACCGGCACATCGAGCATCGTTGTCCGGGCGACAGATGACGCGACAGACACGGCTGATACAAACAGCTTTGACATTGTTGTTGCTGCGGCTTCCGTGCCTACCGTCACCGTCACCGATGTCCTGAAGAACAACACCGGCACCGTCCGCGCCAGCGAGACGGGCATCGTTGCCAGTGTGCTGAACGCGACCACCCTTGCGAGTGTCCATGAGGCCACTGGGCTGACCACGGACGCCAGCGGGAACCTGGATGCGATTGCGGACAACGCGATCACCACGGGTAACAGCTACTACGTCGCCATCAAGACCTCGACGGGCGGGATCGGGATAGCAGGCCCCTACACAGCAACATGAGCGTCAGGGTAGACAGCAGCCCCCTCATCGCCTCGTCGGTTGTTGTAGGCGATCCGGGTCACGGGGTCATCGCTAACGATGTCCCGAGCACCGGCGAGCATGGTCCGGGGTACATCTACGATCAGGTGCAGGCTCTCGGTCTCACCACGGAAGAAGTCAGGGGTCTCATCACCACGCCCCCGGCCAGCGGCGACCTGTTCGCGTTTGAGGATTCTAGCTTCACCTTCGACGCGCCGGATGGGAGCTACAGCTTCCAGTATCAGCTTTACGTTGATGGGGTCTCTACTGGCTCGGTCCAGACGGTCAACCTCACGATTGGCGGCACCACCATCACCGGCAGTGGGGTGGTGCAGAACCTTGGTCAACAATTCGCCACGCAGGTGGCATCACGTTTAGGCGGGTGGATTCAGTGATGGCAGGCGGCAGACCTACCAAATTTACGCCAGACACTATCGCGAAACTGGAGGCCGCATTTCTGTTGGGCTGCACTGACCGAGAGGCTTGTCTTGCAGCGGATGTTCACCCGTCCAACCTGTACAGATATTGCGAGGAAAATCCTGACTTTCGCGAGCGAAAAGAAATGCTTAAGGATAACCCCGTCATGCTCGCTCGCAGCGTCATCGTTAACGCGCTGAAAGATAACGATGTTCAGGCCGCGCAGAAGGTCATGGACAGGCGCGAAGGCTCTAAGGTCGCCGTTACAGGCGCTGACGGTGGCCCCCTACAGATTCAGGAAGTGAGGCGTACTGTTGTCGATCCTGGACATACCGACAGCTAGGGCCTTCCTCCCCCTGCTAGAGCCTGCCCGGTACAAGGGCGCATACGGTGGCAGGGGTAGTGGTAAGTCGCACTTCTTCGCTGGCCTGCTGGTAGACGATGCACTGAGGAACCCCGGTCTAAGGGCTGTGTGTATCCGTGAGGTGCAGAAGTCCCTGAAGGAGTCGGCCAAGCGCCTCATCGAGGACAAGATTCAGGAGATGGGTCTGGGGTCTCAGTTTGAGGTGCTTCACGACCACATCAAGACGCCGGGCGATGGTCTCATCATCTTTCAGGGGATGCAGGATCACACGGCAGAGTCGATCAAGTCTTTGGAAGGCTTTGATAGGGCATGGGTGGAGGAAGCCCAAACGCTCTCTAGTGAGTCCCTCAAGCTGTTGAGGCCGACTATCCGCGCAGAGGGTTCAGAGCTTTGGTTTAGCTGGAACCCTCGCAGGAAGACCGACCCGGTTGACGTGATGTTCCGGCAGTCAACACCTCCAACTGGCTCGGTGTGTGTATGGGCAAACTGGAACGACAACCCGTGGTTTCCGAAAGTCCTTGAACAAGAGCGTCTTGACTGCCTTGAGGCTGATCCCGACCAGTATGACCACATCTGGGAGGGTGGGTATGTCACGGTTGCCGAGGGTGCTTACTACGCCAAGCGGCTGGCAGAGGCCAAGGCTGATGGGCGGATAGGCAAGGTAGCGCCTGATCCTCTCCTGACGATTCGCCTGTTCGCTGACATCGGCGGCACGGGGGCGAAGGCTGATGCCTTTGTCTTCTGGGCAGCGCAGTTCGTTGGGCAGGAAATTCGCGTCCTCGATTACTACGAGGTGCAGGGCCAGCC